GACAAAGCCCTCATGCGTTTGACAAGCCGCTTGGCCCTGTTGGGTACCTGATCGTGCCAGCGTGAGTCTACCATCTCGTCTGCCGCACGGTTCCAGTCCTTGGCATCGACGCCAGCCTTCATGCCCTTAAATTTTGAGAGGCGTGGACGCCCCATATTAAACATCATATTAGCAATGATTAGCTGACACTCTTCCGGCAGATCATCAAAGTCTGGGTACAGAACCTGACACTCATCTAGCGTTGAGGCGATATCTAAGGCAAACACTTGTCGCACACGCTCCTCAGAGACAGCGGTGCCAACAGCCTGACCGTGTTCTGGATCTTGCTCTACCACCAAATGCCCTATACCAAACGTAGGCAGGCCGAGGTGATCTAAATAAATTTCTAGCTTGCAGCCCTCATCGTCAGCAAGTTCTTCTCGTAGCTTATCTTTGTTCATGCCTTGCGCTTCTTTTTTCCGTTACCCTTGCGTATCATGGACTCAAGCGTTTTGGCCTGACCAGCATGCGCCTTTGAGGCACCGCGTAGCTTCTTAGCTACCTTTTTAATCTTGGCTTTTTGCCGTTTGCCAATCATGCCCTACTCCTCTTTTTAGCTGCTTTTTTGGCTGTAGGCTTTTTCTTCTTACGGATCAGGTCAGCGTCTGCCTTGCGTGCGCCGCCCTTGCCGGTAGCAAAACTGCGCACCCTGCCAGCAGCCCACTGATGTGCAGAAACCTTGGGCCTACTGCCGCTGCTGTAATATGCACCCAAGCCCCTTTGATAAACCTTGCCAAGTGTTGAGCGAGAAATGCCAGATGACTTGGCGTACTTATCAACAACAGCCTTCTTGCTCATCCGCGACTCCTTTGCTTGCTTATCCTGTTCATCATGGCTGGCGTCAGCTTGCCCTGCTTATACAGACGGCGCGTGCGCTTGATCTCTGCCTCACGTTTCTTGGGGTTCTTGGCACCGCGCACATACTTCTTAGGCACACCGCCCTTGGTCTTTGCAACAGACTTAAATTTGCGCTTCATCGCTTTTTCTTCTTAGCTTGTTGAAAGTTTTTTTTAGTTGGCGCACCTCTCTGCCCAACCTTACGCATTTTCTCACCACTGCCAGCCTTAATTCTTTTACGCTTGGCGTGGATGTTCCTATACAAGCTCATTTCTTCAGCCCCTTGATACCTCTCAGACCGAATGATGCAGCAATACTAGCATACATTGCCCATTGGAACCAATCGGGGGTAGTTTCCAAGGCTGCAAACCCACGTTCTACATAGGGCTGTAGCGGCGGGATGAAGCACATGGCTATGATAACTATGAATAAAATAGTCCATGCCTCGTCTTTCCAGCTATCCTTGCTGGCCTCGGCCATAATCTTTTCCCAGCCAGCTTCATGCGTAGCGGCAACTTTCATCACCTCTGCTTCAGCCTCTGCCTTGGCTACCTTGACCCTAGACTGCGCAGCTTTCTCGTCTGCCTTGCCCTTGAGCCAACCACTAGCCAGTTCGCCTACAATCGGTATCAGTGCCTGTATCATTCGTAATCCACCCTAATACACATCATCTCTTGGTTATCACTGCGCTGGATATCATGTTCTATGTAGACGGCCTTTTGATGGCATTCCTCAAGAGTATCAGCGTCAGTCAGCGGTGCCACGTTGTAGTTAAACGGCGAGACAGCAGTCACCAGTATGACCACCCACACCGTCTTCATTTCTCAGATCCCAACCATACAGCGAAAGCGCCAGTCATTGCGCCGG